ATGAACCTACTGCCAGATTTGTTTTCCTTCGCCTATGTGCCGGGCTGGTATAGGCAGCTCGACGAACTGGCGGAGCTGGCCCGCCCGGAGCCGTGGCGATTCCGGGAACCTATGTACTTTACCAAAAACCAAGATACTCCGATATTAGAGCGGTATATCCACGCCATTTTCAAAAAGCAAGTGATTGACTATAACGAGGAACGAAACCCAGCGAAGGCCGCCGAGTATTTCCATGTGGAGAATGAATACGCCTGTTTTCATACGGGCTTATATACGCGGCGATATAAGGCGATCTATGGCTGTTTTGACCGCAACAAGCGGCAGGCCAGTATGCTGGACTGGTATTTCCGGGGCTTTTCGGACGAGATTTCTCCGTGGCTGAAATACATAAGTCCGCTCCCGAAAAAGCCCAGCTATTATATGACGCAATATGGCGTCAACTATAACCCGGAGTGGCCGATACGGGTAAATGTAGACCACATCTTAGGCGACGAGGAGAATCTCTCCCGCCTGCCCGCTGAACTCCGCGACGCGCGAAACCTGCCCCTGCTATTAGAAACGGCAGTAGAATTGGCGCGGCGGAAGGCGGTGGTTGAGCCGAGCATTGTGGTGCCGCAGGGCTACCAAGGAAGGGTGCAGTATCTCCTGCCGATCTGCCTGACTGATATGGAGAAGCCTGACCTTGCTATGACCCTCACCATCATGGACGGGTACTACTTGGGTAACACCTGTCTCACTTTAGAGATGGCATACTTAAACGCGCGTCTGCTGGCAAGGCCGGTGGCCCCGTGGCTGACGGAGCTTGTCGTGTAGACGGATCATAGCAGGAACCTATACTCTCCCATGCCGGGCAGCGGCAGATCAGAAAGGGGCGTATATGGTTATGCGCAGGAAGAAGGAGGAACAGACCAATGGGCTAAAGAAAACGCTGCGTCCGGTCTGCTGTCCCGTATGCGGGCGGCGGATCATGGTTGCAGTATCTGGTACAAAGACGCAGTTAATTACCCCGAGGAAGGGCCGGTATCCCGATTTTATTGTGAAGTGCGGGCACTGCGGCGCGGAAATCGGGGTAATCAAAACTGAATAGAGAAGATGTTCGATCCGCTCCGAGCCGACCGGCCGGGAGCTGACCGGAGATACCGCCACGGCAATACGGCAGGGCCTGTAAGGAATGTATACGGGCCGGGGAAACGGATGGCTAAACCGGGACAAGGATCACTCGTTTGTTTGAGCATGATGCACGGAGGGAAGATTTCATTCCAAAGAAAGCGGTCAACCCTCTAATACGCCACCTCCGCTTTGAGAGGTGGATATGACATTGAGCCTGACAGGCGGCACTTTTGTGCTGCTTGTCAGGCTCTTTTTCGTTTGTAGCGGCATAAGCGCCGCCTGCCGGGCTCCGAAAGGAGAACGGCAAAATGAAAATCCGGTATGAATTTGTAACAGGTGAATTTTCGGAAATTGAGGTGGACGATTCCTTAGGAGAGCTGCTGGTGGATTTTGACCGGCAGCAGTACAACAACGACCACAAGGAAACCCGCCGCCATGTATCCCTTGACGGTATGGATTATGAGGGGGAGATTTTCGCTTCGGTGGCGGATACCGCAGACGAGGTGGAGCGCCGGGAGGAGCTGGCCCGGCTTATGAGGGCTATGGAGACCCTGTCCCCTGCCCAGCGGGAGCTGGTGTTAAAAGTTTATTTTGAGGGGCGCTCCTATGCCAGCATTGCCCGCGAGGCTGGTGTTGGGGAAAGCGCCATCCGTGACCGCATGAAGCGGATTTATAAAAAACTTGAAAAATATTTGAAATAGACCCTGCGGATTTGCCTTTCCCGTGGCCTAACAGTGAGGGCCACCGATATGCGCCCTTAGAAAGAGGTGAAAGGCAAAATGCAACATAACTTAAAAATCAGCATTGCGCGGGAAAGCGATACCGGCGGCATTGTCCGCTGTAAGACGGTTTCCATGCGCGAGCGGGTGCTTCGGCGTTTGTTTGGCGATACGCGCCGGATCACCGTCATTGTCCCCGGCGGCAGTGTAAAGGCGCTGTCGGTGCAGGAGGTGCCGGAGGTGGAGCAAGATGGCTGTGCGTGAGGAAACCAAACCGGCGCTGCCTATGCCGATTAGGGCCACGCCATATCAGCACCAAATCGAAGCGTTTAATTTTGTTTGCGGCCTGTTTGACCTGACAGAAACGCAAAAGGGGGTGATGCCTATGTCTACCATCAAAAACAGCTCAGGCTGCGCACTTTTGATGGAGATGTAGCCGGATAGGAACCGGAAAAACCATCACCAGCATTGCAATCACCGGCGCACTTGTGCGGGCCGGGCGGATACGCCGGGTGTTGATCGTGGCCCCGCTCTCCATCCTTGGCGTGTGGGAGGAGGAATTTGAGAAATTCGCTGCTTTCCCCTATGCGCTGGCGGTACTGACCGGCCCCGGCAGCAGGAAGCTCGACACCCTGCGCCACATGACCGGAGCCGTTTTGCAGGTGGTCGTGGTGAATTATGAGAGCGCATGGCGGATGGAAAAAGACCTTGCCGCATGGCGGCCCGATCTCATTATTGCGGACGAGGGCCACAAGATCAAAACTCACAATATCGCCGCCAGTAAGGCCATGCACCGGCTGGGAGAAAAGGCCGGATACCGCCTGCTGCTGACCGGTACGGTTATCACCAACAAGGCCATTGATGTGTTCTCGCAATTCAAATTTGTGAACCCGGCCATTTTCGGACAGAGCTTCTATGCCTTCCGCAGCCGCTACTTCGATATGGTGGGCTATGGGAACCATACGCCGGTGTTGAAGAAATCCATGGAGGCTGAACTGACGGAAAAGCTCCACAGTATTTCCTTCCGAGCCACAAAGGCAGAATGTCTGGATTTGCCGGAAACCACCGACGTGATCCGGCAGGTGGAATTGGAGCCTGCCGCCCTGCGGGTATATCGCGGCCTTGTGAAAGAAAGCTATGCGGAACTATCCAGCGGCGAGGTGACGGCTCCCAACATTCTCACCCGGCTGCTGCGCCTCTCCCAGCTTACGGGCGGATTTATCGGCAATGACGAAACCGCCACCGTGGAGCAGATAAGCGCGGCAAAGCTCTCGGCCTTGGAGGATATTCTGGACGGCGCGGCAGCAGAGGGCAAAAAGCTGGTTATCATTGCCCGCTTTATCCCGGAAATCCGGGCCATCTGTGGGCTGCTGGAAAAGCGAGGCCTTCGGTATTCCTATATTACCGGTGAGGTGAAGAACCGGGAGGAGCAGGTATCCGCCTTTCAGAATGATCCGGCAGTGATGGCCTTCGTGGGCCAGATTGCCACGGCAGGGCTTGGCATTACCCTGACGGCGGCCTCAAGCATGGTCTTTTATTCGCTGGATTACTCCATGAGCAACTTTGAGCAGACCAAGGCCCGGATACACCGGGTGGGCCAGCGGATGCCCTGCACTTACCTGTATTTAGTGGCCCGTGGCACCGTGGACGAGAAGGTCTTGAAAGCACTCAAAGATAAGGCCGACCTCGCCAGAACCTTAGTAGACGATTACCGCAGCGGGAGAAATCCCTTTGCTGCATAAATGGAGGATTTATGGATTCAGAAAAAATGTTTGAGCTGGCTGATACGCTCCGGGCGCTCCGCGACGAGAAGGCGGAGGCCGAGCAGCGGCTAAAGGAAATCAACGCCGCTATTGACGAGGCGGACTACCGCCTGTCGGAGCTGATGGCGGAGACAGAAACGCAGAATTTCACCCGCGCGGGGATGATGTTCTGTTTGACGACCAAAACCCGCGCATCCGCAACGGCTGGCCGGAAGGAAGAATTGTTCTCGGCCCTTCGCGGGGCTGGATTTGGCGACCTCGTATATGAAACGGTGAACGCCAACAGCCTTTCCGCCTTTGTCAAGGAGCAGATCGCGGAGAATGGGGACGCGCTCCCCGCATGGCTTGATGGGCTGGTGAATGTCTTTGAGAAAACCAGCGTGAGCCTGAGAAAATCGTCAAAGTAAACTTTTAAGGAGGATATACCCCATGAGCAAGAATGAACTTACCACTACCGGCGCGGGCTTTCTGGCCCTTGCCGACTTCAATATGAACGAAACCATGGCCGAGGAGCTGGAAGGCTTGGAGGGCGGTTTTGACCGCGTAAAAATCCCCGCTGGCGGGGCCACCATGTTCGAGCTGCCCGGTGACGAGGCAGACGAGCCGGAAACCGTGAAAGAATTTTCCGCTGTGATCCTGTACCATCACCCGGTACTGCAATATTACAAGGAGAAATACACCGGAGGCAGCAACCCACCCGATTGCGGCTCCTTCGATGGCGTGACCGGTGAAGGTGAGCCGGGCGGCGTTTGCGCAAATTGCCCGCTCAATCAGTTTGGCTCCGGCGAGAACAACAGTAAAGCCTGCAAAACCCGCCGCAGGGTATTCCTGCTGCGCGAGGGGGAGCTGTTCCCGCTAATCCTCTCCCTGCCTACCGGTTCCATGAAGGAGTTTTCCCGCTACATTAAGCGCCTGCTGTCTAAGGGCAGAAAAAGCAACAGCGTGGTAACGCGCTTCTCTCTGAAAAAGGCCACCAATAACAGCGGCATTGCCTACTCGCAGGCACAATTCTCCATTGATCGCCCGCTGACGACGGAGGAGCAGCTTTTGATTACCAAGCTCTCCGAGCAGGTGAAGGGATACAGCCGCCGCGTCGGTTTTGATGCCGAGGAACCGGCAGAAACGGACGTGCCCTTTGTAGACCCGGAAACCGGCGAGGTCATTGAACCTTTGCGATAAATGAGCCGCCCATAGCGGAGCGGGGCTGTCCGGCCTCCTCCGCTTTTCGGGCAGATTGGAGGAAGTATGAGCTATTCATGCGTGATAACGCTAAACAAAATAAAAGAATATCTGGCCGGGGCCGCTGTGGTGGCCTACGACTTTGAAACCTCGCCCAAGGAGGCATACCGCACCGAGGAGCGGGCGGCGCTGGACGCACATAAGGCGGATATTACCGGCGTGAGCTTTTCCGTATCGGAAGGCAGCGGAATCTATGTGCCGCTCCGGCATAAGACTGGGCGGAATGTGACGAAGCCGGAGGCGGTAATGGAGTATCTGCGACAGGCCCTTTTTGAAAATGCCACTGTGATAAAGGTGGCCCATAACCTGTCCTTTGAAGCTATGTTCCTGTATGCGCTGGGGACTATCGTACAGCCGCCGGTCTATGACACCATTGCGGCGGCCCAGCTTACGCTAAAGAGCGGCACCGCCTTCCGGGGCCTGTCGGATAGCGGTCTGAAAACCCTCGTGCCACAGCTCTTTGGCGTGGAGCTGCCGGATTTTCTCACAGTCACAGATGGAAGGTTTTTCGACGAGCTATCCCCACAGGATACGGAAACCGTCCGCTATGCCTGCGCCGACAGCGACTATGCCCTGCGGCTGTACCACCTGTTTAACGGTTGGTTTGATAAATTCCTGCCGAAGCACCGCTTTCTTGTGGAGCAGGTGGAAAGCTCTACGGCGGTCTATTGCGGCCTTATGCGCTACAATGGCCTGCTCATGGATCAGGCGGCCATGGAGGCAAAGCAGGCGGAGGCGGAAAAACGAATTGCAGAAATCCGGGAGGAAATCGCCTTTATGATTGGCGACGTGGAGATCGGGGCCAACGCCTCCACATCCGCGTTCAAAAAATATCTGTTCCATGACCTCGGCCTGCCGGTCTTAAAAACCACAGCTAAGTATCAGGAGGCCGCAGACGATGCCACCATGATCCTGCTGGCGGACTGGTGCCGCAAGAACCGCCCGGAGCTTACGCACCTGTTTGAGCTGGTGCAGGAATACCGCCGCTGGGGGAAAATCAAGGGTACTTATCTGGACGGCTATCTGCGCCATGTAAATAATGCCACGGGCCGCATCCATCCCGACCTTATGCCGCTGGGGACGGAAACAGGGCGGTTTGCCGCCCGCAACCCGAACCTTCAAAATATGCCCCGCAAGGGCAGCGACCCTATCGGGATTCGGAAAATGCTGGTTGCACCCTCCGGGTGTTCAATCATAGAGCTGGACTATTCGCAGGTGGAGCTGCGCGTCGGGGCCTTCTACTGCCGGGATGAAAAAATGCTGGAAACCTACCGTGGAGGCGGCGACATCCACGCGCAGACGACTTCGGTTATTTACCATATCCCCGTGGAGCAGGCATCCGACAAAAACGCCGAGAATTACAAGGAGCGGAGAGCGATTGCCAAGGGCTGTAATTTTGGCTGTTTTTATGGCCTGTTTCCGCGCGGCCTGCAAAATACCCTCAAATTTAAGGCCGGGCTGGATACCTCGCTGGAAGAATGTGAACGGATCATAGCGAACTTGAAAGCCGGGTATCCCCAGCTTTCACTCTGGCAGGAAACTGTAAAACGGCAGGCCAAGGTGCGCCGGTACAGTGAAACGTGGCTGGGCCGCCGCAGGTATCTACCGAACATTACCTCCGAGGATTGGGGGAAAAAGAGCTTTGCTGAGCGGTGCGCCATGAATACACCGATCCAAGGGACGGCGGCGGATATTGTGAAGCTGGCCATGGCCCGGATCGTGGAGGCATTGCCGGACTATCCGTGGATTCTCCCGGTGCTGACCGTCCACGACAGCTTGGTGTTCTATGTCCCGGAGGATAAGGTGCTGGAAGCCGGACGGCTCATTAAGGCCCTCATGGAAAAGCAGCCCTTCCCGGAATTTGACGTGCCGCTGGTGGCAGAAGTTGCTGCTGGCCCCAACTATGGGGAGCTGGACGAATGGTAAAACTGAAACAATTCTCCTGCCGCCGCTGTGGCATTACCTTTACGCTTCGGGCGCGGAAGGCATATTACTGTCCGAAGTGCCGCAAGAAACACGCCAGCGAGTACGTCATGCAAAAACGGGCAGAGAAAAATCCTTCTGTGAAGGTGGGCGTTGGAAGTGGCGGAAATCAACAGGGAAAGAAAAATCACCAATTCAAGGACGGACGGAGCCATTACCGGGAGGTCTTTGACCGGGAGAACCCTTATCAGACTTTCTGTGAGATTTGTGGTGGTTCACGGTATCTTGTGGTTCATCATATAGATGGAAACCGAAAAAATAATGCTCCTGAAAACCTTGTGAAAATATGTCGGAGCTGCCATGCGCAGGTGCATGGGCTGACAAGAAATTTTGGAGGAAAGGACTAATGACCCATGTAAATTTATATAACGCCGAGGGCTACTTTGACCCGACGGTCTATGCGGCCCTGACCCATATCGAGCAGGAGGCCAAGCGCACCGCCTATAAGCCGCTGGTCTTTATCTGCTCCCCTTATGCCGGGAATATCCGGCGCAATACCGAGCGGGCGCGGGAATACTGCCGGTTTGCGGTATCAAAGAACTGTATCCCCATTGCGCCGCATCTTTTGTTCCCTCAATTCATGGAGGAGGCCGACCCGGCCCAGCGGGAGCTTGGCATCTTTTTCGGACTGGTCTTGCAGAGCAAGTGCAGGGAGGTGTGGGTATTCGGGCGGAGCATTTCAAAGGGGATGGCCGTGGAGATTGAAAAAGCCAAGGGGCGCGGCCTCCCCATCCGATATTTTACAGAGCAATGCGCGGAGGTGACAAAGAAATGAGAAAGGCATTGAACATCCCGCTGGAAGAATTTCTCCGTCCCTTTTTCGGGCCGGGGGATACCATCTGCCTGCGGATATTTGACGATAGAAAAACCGGAACCTTCAAAGGGGCCAAGCTGGAAACGACGCTCTCCGGTATCCCGGCCCTTATGGATACCCTGCATAAGCATAACGCACAGAATCGCGGTATTTATTTTGTGGTAAATTCCGGCGGCCATGAGGACGGCGAGATTGCCCGGATCAACGCGCAATTTATGGAGTGTGACGAGCTATCCATGGAGGAACAGCTCAAACAGATCGAGGCGTTTCCGCTGGAACCGTCGCTCATTGTGAAAACCCGGAAATCCCTGCATACTTACTGGCTCATTAAGGGCGGCGACGTGGCGGCCTTCCGCCGGGTGCAAAAGCGCCTCGCAGCACATTTCCATGGGGATCGAACCTGCGTCAATGAGAGCCGCGTCCTGCGTCTGCCCGGCTTTTATCATTGCAAGGAGGAGCCGGTTATGGTGGAGTGTATCCATTTCCGCCCGGAGCTTCGCTATACGCAGGCTGAGCTGGAGCAATATCTGCCGCAGGTGGAGGAAGCACCGGCCCTATCCGGTACGGCTCCGGTCAAGGGTACGCGGCTGGGCCTTTCGCTGGTGCTGGGGCGCTGCGCCTTCATGCGCCATTGTCGGGAAGACGCGGCGACGCTCTCCGAACATGATTGGTACAGCATGATTACGAACCTCGCTGTTTTTGAGGGCGGCGACCGGGCGATCCATGAGCTGTCCGCCCTTTATCCAAACTATAAGGCGGCGGAAACGCAGGGGAAAATCCAGCATTTCTTACAGAGCGGCACCAAGCCCATCACCTGTAAGGCCATTGCGGAGAAGGGCTTTTCCTGCCCACACATGGCGGATGGCTCCTGCTCCTGCAAGGCCCCGGCAGCCCTTTGCTATCAGCCGCTTTCCTTGGAGGAGCTGCGGGAACATCTCGCCGCTGCGGTGGTGTATAAGTCACCCATGGAGGATGTGCGGGCGGCCAAGCAGTTTGTGAAGGAGGCGCTCTATAACATTGAGCCGCTGGACGCAGGCACATTTATTGAATATGAGCTGCGGGAGCATTTCCGGCTGAAAGCGCCGGATGCGAAGGCGCTGGCCTCCTATCATCGGGAGCTGTATAAGGCGTATGTGGCAAATAAAGAGAGCCGGAAGGCTGCCGAGGATAACAGCCTGCCGGAGTGGTATGAAATGACCGAGCGCGGCGGCCTGAGGTTTCTTTCGGGCCTGCTGGCGAACCATCTGGCGCAGAATGTGGACGCTTTCTATGCAACCAGCAGCTTTTTCTTCTATCACAGTGGCGTATACCGTGAGGGCGAGGATATGGTGGCGGCGGCCAAGGTGCGGGAGTTTATGCTGCCGAGGTCGGTATCCATGCAGGCCATTAACGACACCGTGGGCCAGTGGAAAATGCTCATCATGAAGCCGGTGCAGGAAATCAACAGCAACCCGTTTATTCTGAACCTGCGTAACGGCCTGTTCAATGTGCTGGACGACAGCTTCAAGGCCCATACGCCGGAGTATTTCTCTACGGTACAGATCAAAGCGTCCTATATGCCGGATGCAGACTGCCCGCAATTCGTGAAATACCTGCAAAGTATGCTGGGCGAGGAGGAAATCTATCTGGTGCAGGAGATCTTCGGGTATCTGCTGCTCCCGGTGAATAAGGCGCAGAAATCCTTTGTCTTTGTGGGTGCGCCCAACGCGGGCAAGTCTACCCTGCTTAATGTGGTGCAGGAAATTCTGCTCGGCAGCGAAAATGTGTCGAATATCCCGTGGCAGAACCTTGCTGACCGCTTCAATAAGGCAGAGCTGTTTGGCAAGCTGGCAAATATCTTTGCAGACCTGCCCTCTAAGAGCATTGACGATAATGGAATGTTCAAGGCCCTCACCGGCGAGGACTTCATTACCGCCGAGCGGAAGAACAAAGACCCTTTTTCCTTCCGGCCCTATGCCCGGTTCCTGTTTTCCTGCAATGAGATTCCACGCAACTACGGCGACAGGTCGGAGGGCTTTTACCGGAGGCTTATCATTATCCGGTTTGAGAAATCCGTACCAAAGGGCCAGCGCGATCCGAACCTTGCGGAGAAGCTGGCGGCGGAGCGGGACGGTATCCTCATGTGGGCGCTCATTGGTTTGAAGCGCCTGATTGCGGCGAACTATGCGTTTAGTGAGACAGAGAAAACGCGGGCCGAGCTGGATAGATACCGGATTGAATCAAATAGCGTTTTGTCTTTCGCTAAAATGTACTGCCAGCAGGCGGAAAATGGTGTTGTGGTGCGGGACGACCTGTTCCTGCGCTATAAGGAGTATTGCGGCAATGCCGGGATGAAGCCGGTATCACAGACCAACTTCAACAAAGAGCTGGAAGCCGGATACCCGGAGATTACGCGCGGGCGGGATAAGCTCTCGAAGCGCCGGATATGGCGCGGAATTGCCTATGTGGAGGGAGGTGTGGAGGCCGATTGACCGTTTTCGTGACCGGCAGAACCGGGAAAACCGAGGTTTCTCTGTTTCTTTGCATGATAACCAAGGGGATGAATGGCTTAAAAATAGAGAAAAAAATATATAGAGTGGTAATTTCCCGGTATCCCCGGTTTTTGCGGTATAGCGGTCTGGCCCGAAGGATGTTAGAGAAAGATATTGTGGCCGCGATCCTGCGGCACTTGAAACAAAGGCCTCGGTGCTTCGCATGGAAAACCCACGGCGGGATGTACGGCACAGCAGGCATACCGGATATAATCGCCTGCATAGACGGCAGGTTTTATGCTTTCGAGGTGAAGCAGCCCACAGGGAAGCTCACCCGGTTGCAGGAAGTAACCCTTGAAAAAATACGGGTTGCTGGCGGCGCGGCGGTTATGGTGACTTCCGTGGAGGAGGTCAAGCTGGCGCTGGATGGCCCGGCCCCTGCTGCCGGTGCGGCGGGCTATTATGCCGAGGTCTGCCGCCTCAATGAGCAGATCAACGAAAAGCTGGTGGAGGCGGCCTGCCTTCGGAAAGCCGGGAGGCTTGTGGAGTATGCGGCGCTGGAAAACGAGATTGACAGGGATATTGACGCTCTTGTGGATTGGAAGGAGCGCCATGGAAGGCCCGGAAAGGTGGAACTGTATGATTGCATGGAAATATCTGAATAAGCCGTCGGCTACTGTGGCCGCGTTGCAGGACTATGCCACCATGCGGGATATAATCAACATCACGCCGCAGGAAACCAAGGAGCTGTATGACCGTATGATTTCCACAGGCGGGCGGCAGCTTACAGGCCTTCCGACGAGTTGGAACCCGCAGGCCAACGAAAACCGGCTGGTAAAATGTCTGGATACGCTGGATGTGATACAGGAGCGATACCGGCAGGCAGTGGAGTACATGAGCTGGTTTGAGCCTGCATGGGCCACCCTCTCTGATACAGAACAAACGGTACTCCGGGAATTTTACATGAGCGATAACCTGCGCTCCGGCGCGGCGGCAAGATTGCAGCAAACACTGAATTTCAGTGAACGGCAGATTCACCGTATCCGGGAGAAAGCATTGAAGCGGATGGCAACGCTGCTGTTCGGCAAATAAAAGATGGCAGTTTAATGGCAGTTTATTTGCTTTCGGATGTGCTATACTGATAGCATGAAATACTGAACCAAGGGAGAGCCTTCGCGGAGAAATCTGCGGGGGCTTTTCTGATGCCCGGAAAGGAGGCGGCAGCTATGCCATACAAACCGAAGCGCCCCTGTTCCTATCCCGGCTGCCCGCGCCTGACCGCCGGGCGGTATTGCGAGGAACATCAGAAAATCGTTACGGCGCATTATAACAAGCATGAGCGCGATCCGGCCAGCAAGCGGCGTTATGGCCGCGCATGGAAACGGATTCGTGACCGGTATATCTCTGCGCACCCGCTATGTGAACAGTGCCAGAAGAAAGGCAGGATCACACCCGCCGAGGAAGTACACCACATTCTCCCGCTGTCGCGCGGCGGCACCCATGTGGAAAGTAATTTAATGGCCCTTTGTAAGCGGTGCCATTCCGAGATTACGGCCCGCGAAGGCGGACGGTGGGAACGCCGGAATTGACAGCCTCCGGGGGTAAGCAAATCTCTATGTCCGGCCCACTGGGTAGCGGGCATGGGGTATCGCGTGAAAAATCGCGCTTTCAAGTTGGGTATATAGCCCGCAGTTTCAAGAAAGGAGGTGGCGGCTATGGCAAACGGCCACGGTGGAGCCCGCATTGGCGCGGGCCAGAAGAAAAAGGCGCTGGCGGACAAGATTGTCGAGGGCAATCCGGGCAAGCGCAAAATCACAGTCATGGAGTTTTCGGATACGGCCAGCCTCCAAGGGGAGGCCATGCCGCCGCCCCGCGAGTATCTGGCGGCCCGGCAGAAAAACGGCAAGGAGCTTCTGGCCGTTGAAGTCTATGAGCGCACATGGACGTGGCTCAATGAGCGGGGCTGCACCCATCTGATCCCGGCGCAGATTTTGGAGCAGTACGCTATGGCAATCTCCCGCTGGATACAGTGCGAGGAATGTATCACCGAGTACGGATTTCTGGCGAAACACCCGACTACAGGCAACGCTATTCCTTCGCCCTATGTTTCCATGAGCCAGAGCTTTTCCAAGCAGGCAAACAACCTGTGGTATCAGATTTACCAAGTTGTCCGGGAGAACTGCTCCACCGAGTACAAGGGGGCCACGCCCCACGACGATATGATGGAGAAGCTCCTGACCGCCCGGCGCGGCGGTTAAAACATAATTTTAACGGAGGTCGAACATGAATATTTTACAGCTTCCCTTGGGGGAGGTACACCCATACAAAAATAATCCTCGGAAAAATGACGGGGCTGTGGACGCGGTGGCGGCCAGCATTAAGCAGTACGGTTTTCTTGTGCCGCTGGTGATTTCCGCAGACCATGAAATCATCACCGGGCATACCCGATATAAGGCGGCGGGCCGCTTGGGGCTGAAAACTGTCCCCTGCGTCGTTGCCGATGAACTGACCGACGAGCAGATCAAGGCGTTTCGGCTGGTGGATAACAAGGTCGGAGAATTGGCCGAGTGGGACGTGGATTTGCTCCCGCTGGAATTGGCGGACATTGCGCAGGATTTGAGCGTTTTCGGTTTTGAAACGATCTCCGAGGAGGAATTTGGGGAGGAATTTACCCTCGATTCCGGTGAGAAAAAGCCCTACCAGCAGATCAGCCTGACGCTTCACGACAAGCAGGCGGAGCTTATCATGGCCTGCATTGATTACGTCCACAAAAACGACGAGGTAAAAGAAACCTTTGGCAATGAGAACCGCAAGGGCAACGGCGTTTACGAGGTGGTGAGGCAATGGGCCGAGCAAAGGAAATTAGTCTGAAAGTCATTCCCGGCAAGGTGGCAAACCCATTTATGCGGCGGCACCATTACAGCGGAACCGTTGTAAACAATAGCTGCCTGCACTTTGGCGTATTCTTGGACGGACGGCTCCATGGCGTAATGAGCTACGGGCCGAGCCTGAACAAATCTAAAATCCTGCCGCTGGTGGCCGGAACCGGCTGGAATGAATATCTGGAATTAAACCGGATGGCCTTTGACAGTGTCCTTCCCCGCAATTCGGAAAGCCGGGCGATTTCCATGAGCATAAAGCTCCTCAAAAAATACGCGCCCCATGTGAAGTGGATTATCAGCTTTGCGGATGCCTGCTCCTGCGGCGACGGGGCCATTTACCGGGCCAGCAATTTTATTCTGACCGGCATTAAGGAAAACGAGGCCCTTTGCCTGCTGCCAGATGGCACGAAAATCCACAAGCTGACATTGGAAGCGAACCCGCTGGCCCCGCGCAAGGAGCTGGGCGGGCGCTCTTTCTTTGATGTGACGGACGGCAACTTTAGCTGGGGCCGGTACATGGAGGCAGCAGGCGGCGTCCTGCTCTCCGGGTATCAGCTCCGCTATATTTATTTCATTGACAAGAGCAAACGTAAGAATTTGACTGTCCCGGAAATCCCCTATTCCCGCATTGACGAGCTGGGAGCCGGGATGTATAAGGGCGAAAAAATGACACTGGCCCAGCGCCATGTGGGAAAGGAGGCCGACGGATGGGCCGAGCAAAAGAGCTTGTAATGAAGGTGATCCCGGCCAAGGTGGCAACGCCGTTTATGAAGGTTCACCATTACAGCGGGAAGGTTGTCAATAACAGCACCCTGCACTTTGGCGTATTTTTAGACGGCCAGCTCCATGGCGTAATGAGCTACGGGCCGAGCCTTGACAAGTCAAAAATCATCGGGCTGGTGAAGGATACCGGCTGGAATGAATTTCTGGAACTGAACCGGATGGCCTTTGACAGCTATCTTCCGAGAAATTCAGAGAGCCGCGCGATTTCTATGAGCATTAAGCTCATAAAGAAATATGCGCCGCAGATTAAGTGGATCATCAGCTTTGCCGACGCTTGCTCCTGCGGCGATGGCACGATCTACCGGGCCAGTAATTTTGTCCTGACCGGTATCAAAGAAAATTTGAACCTTGCCGAGCTGCCGGACGGCACCCGCGTCCACAAAATGACGCTGGCGAGCAACCCGACCTCTCCCCGCAAGGAGCTGGGCGGGCTGACCTTCTTTGATGTGACCGGCGGCACCTACAACTTCAAGAAATATCTGGACTATGTGGGGGCCACGCCGATCCCCGGCTTCCAGCTCCGTTATATTTATTTCATTGACAAGAGCAAGCGGAAGGATCTGACGGTGCCGGAGCTGCCCTTCTCCAAGATCGACGAACTTGGGGCCGGGATGTATAAGGGCGAGAAGGTGTCGCGGGCAGAGCGGCACAGCAAACTTACGCCGGAGGAATGATCTCCGGCCATTATGCGCGGATAGGCTAACGGCAGACCGCCCGCCAACCGGCGGGAACTGGCGGTTCAATTCCGTACTCCGCGCTCCAAAAATAACGCCCTTGCTTTTTGACAGTGTGCAGGGTAATCTGTCCTCACATTTTGAAAGCGAGGGATTTCGATATGAGCAAAGAAACCTATTTGAAAGTCGGCGGCTATACGCCGGAAACCGAAGATACCGAGGCGGTCATAGACCGGGACTATTACCGGCAGGGCTGGATATTCAAGGACGAGGAGGCGTTCCTCCATTACCCGGATAAGGTCTGCTATGTGCCGGAGCTTTCCGACGAGGGCTATACCCGGCAGGATTTTCTGGATATGGTGGGCGGGCAGAAGGAATTTGCCCGCGAGTGCTTCTATGCGGTGGACTGGCAGCACCCGGAAACATGGATCGACGAGCAATACCGCGACAATGAATGGGAAGTCTGCCCGCGCTGCAACAAAATTTATGCCATGGCCGGGGAACCCTGCGCCTGTCCGGTATGCGGATGGCAGCCCGGCGAGTTAGGAGAAGAATATGCAGATACAGAAAGTAAACGCTGCCCGGCTGAACCCGGCGGCCTACAATCCGCGCCGTGACTTAAAGCCCGGCGACAAGGATTATGAAAAACTGAAACGCTCCATTGAGGAGTTTGGATTTGTGGAGCCGGTGGTCTGGAATGAGGCCACCGGCAATGTTGTGGGCGGCCACCAGCGGCTCAAAGTGCTGCTGGATATGGGCGAAACCGAGATTGACTGCGTTGTGGTGAATTTAGGCCCGGAACAAGAGAAGGCCCTGAACCTTGCCCTCAACCGGATACAGGGCGGCTGGGATGAAACGAAGCTGGCCGAGGTCATGGCCGATCTGGACGCTTCCGCCTTTGACGTATCTTTGACCGGTTTTGATGCCGAGGAAGTAGATGCGCTGATGAACAAATTTTATTCTGCCGAGGCGGCGGAGGATAATTTTGACCGGGAGAAAGCGGCGGCGGAAATCGAGGCCGCAGGCGGGCCTGTCACACAGCCCGGCGACCTTTGGGAGCTTGGAAACCACCGGCTGTACTGCGGCGATCCGGCGCAGGCAGAATCCTTTGATTTCCTCATGGGCGCAGAACAAGCGGCCTGTGCCATGACGGCCCCGCCTGCTATTTCCACGGCGGAATATAAAAAGGACGGCCTCGCGCCATGGCTTGACCGCATGGCGGCGGTGGTCGCCAACCTCTGCCGGTATGCGCCGGTTATCTGCTGGAATATCGACGACCTGTTTTCCACCGGCTCCCAGTATGTGGAGCCGACCGGCTTTTTCAGCATGAAGCTGTTTGCCGACTATAATTTCCGCCCGCTTTGGATTCGGGTGTGGAAGAAACAAGGGGCGCTGGCCCGCGTCGGCTCCACTCACCAAAACAGCACCAAGCCCCAGCGGCAATTTGAATATGTGGCGGCCTTCGCCGGTGAGGAGGCCGAGGAAATCAACCAGCCGGAGGTGTCTTGGGTGTCGGCCTTTGCCGCCCACAATTACCGCTTTGTGAAACGGCTCACCAAAGAGGAACGCCGCAAGTGGGGCTATGCCGGAGTTTGGGAAATGGACGCCTCGCAGACTGCGGACGGCGCGGCCCAGCTTCCGGTGGAGCTGCCATGGCGGTGTATGAAAATGCACAGCGATCCGGGGACTGTTATCCTCGATCCCTTCTGCGGCGGAGGCACGACACTCATTGCCGCCGAGCAGAGCGGGCGGCGCTGCTTTGCCATGGACAGCGACCCGGCTGCCTGCGATCTTGCCGTTATGCGCTGGGAGCAGTTTACCGGGGAGAAGGCCCGGCGCGTTAAAAAATAAGTTTGAAAATTTGCGCTTTTGAGCTTGTCTTTTCGGGTGTTCCAGAGTAATCTCCACTCACATCAAACGAAGGGAGAACAACACCATGATAAACAACCATCTCATCATCGACGCTATGGCAATGCAGCAGGTCAAGGCCCGCTACGACGAGGCAGAGAAAAACAACAATACCGAGGGCATGGAGGCCGCAAGAAAATCCTATCAGGCACTTTCCCAGCGGATCGAAAACCGGGGCGCGGGCTATGCGAAGGTATACCGGCTTTATGAGGAAGCTGTGGAGCGCGGCAACGAGCATATCGACTTGAACGAGGTTATTTGGGACAAGGATGTGGAAAGCCTGATCCAGCTCCTCCGGGAGAATGGTGTGGAGTATTTCACCTTTTCCTCCACATGGTCGAGCGCGGTGGAAATCGCATGGCTTTTCACACAGAATGGCTGTACCTTGGAGGGGCTGGTGGAAGTCAACAGCCCATACACGAATACCTTTACCGGAGAACGTGAGAAGGCCCACGGCTATCTGTTCGCCATCCACTAATTTCTATGAAGGAGGAACCAGCCGTGAAAGCCCCGGAAGAAATGACATACAAGGAAATGGAGCAAGAGATCATTGCGAACCGCTGTGAAATGCAAAAGGCTGTACTTACAAGGAAACGGGAGCTAATTCGCCGCAACCATGAGCTGATGGTAGAAATGGATTACAGGTGGAACATTGCCGAGAAAAAGAGGTAGGCGCTGTAAAATGAAAAGAGGCCCGGCCACGGGCTTTTTTTCGTTGTGAGCCTTGTCTTTTGGGGTGTTGCAGGGTAATCTGTGTCACACCAAAACTTAAGGAGGTTGATATTATGGTATTTCCAAGGAAAGAAATCGTGGAGGCGGTACGCGCCCGGTATCCGAAAGGGACGCGGGTGGAGCTGGTATCCATGGATGATCCGTACAGCAAGCTCAAACCCGGCGACCGGGGAACGGTAGATCATGTGGACGATACGGCGACGGTTCATGTAAGCTGGGACTGTGGCTCCGGCCTCGGTGTGGTCTATGGCGAGGACGAAATCCGCATCTTGGAAGGCGGTGACTTTGAATGAGTGGGATTTTCCATGAGGGCCGCTGGTATGAAAATACGGATATGGTCTGCCGCCGCTGCGGCCATCCGGTCTACAAATCTGACATATCGGAGTACAGCTACCAGTGCTTTCATTGCGACGAGGATCTGTATTCTTTTGAAGCAACGGAGCAGGACGCGCATTATCTGCCGCCGGTCATGGTGGCCCGTCCGGTGGACGGTATTACGATCAACGAGCAGCTCGAATATCTGCTGGATGATACCGGCAGGCCCCGCGTATTCCAAAACCAGCCGGAAGCCGAGGCGTTTTTGCTGGCACATGGCTTTACCGGGGAGGATTTGGAGCATTTTTATTTTGTGGAGGTGGCGGAAAATGAAGAATAAAGGTTGTGCTTTTGAGATAAAAGGCGGCGGAAGCTGCCGCTATTATACCAGCCCGGCAGTTACGGGCCTCGCGGATTTTGCGCGTTTTCTGTATGAAAACCGGGCCAGTGCAGCCGGAGTACCACTGCCTGTGCGGAAAAGGATTCCACAGGCGGAGGAAATTTCCGAGACAGCATGGCACGAAATTGCAGACGGCGACGGGGCAGGCTATTCCGGCTTTTTCATTCTGGATATACAGGAAAACCGGCTGTGGGTAAATGAGGACAGAGGCGGCGGGCTGGGCCTGTATGTTTTTCCTTTCAATGCCGTATTACAGGAAGCGGCCCTTGGCACCGCTGATCTATGGGAACGGCTACTTGCTATGTTCCCCGGTGCAAAGCTGGGCTGATATTACAAAAGAAAAAGGCTCGGAAACGGGCTTTTTTCGTCGGTGAGCCTTGTCTTTTGGGGTGTTCCAGAGTAATCTCCTGTCACATCGAAAACGAGGAGGCATTACCTATGATTGATCTGAGAAATTATAAAGACCTAATCCGCGAGCTGGTGGCAAAGGAAAATGAGAAGGATAAAAACTGGCGCTGGTCGGTGAAAAGTATTACAAAAACCCGCGTCCGTATCCGTTGGGGTTATCTGGACTACTTGGAGGAGAAAGAAAATTGCTTCATCATTGACTTGGATTCCTCCATGCCGGATATGGAGTGGCTCCATGCACGAAGGCCGGACGGTGAGATTATGGAGTGCTACATGGTGGTGGAGGGCAAGCCTAATCCACAGGTTGGCGCAGAGCAGACAATCCAGAGCGGCCTGCGGGACGCGGTTTGGGAAATCGCTTATATTGCCCATTCCCGCTATTAAAATAAAAAGAAAAGCCTGAATTTCCGGGCTTTTTTTGTTGTGAAGCCTTGTCTTTTTGGGTGTTCCAGAGTAATCTCTGTCCACATCAAACGAAGGAGGTTTCACCATGAAACAGACAAACGAAATGAAGCAGGCGGCCTTTGAGAAGCTCATGCAGGAAAATGGATTTGAGCGCACCGGAGCGACTGCCTACGACGGGACGGAGCTTTTTGGACGCACCTTCAAGCAGCAATATGAGCTTGCTTTCTATGGGAAATCGGAAAGCACCCTGCGGATTGAAGCGCGTATCTCTTACGGCTATCCGATCATTTACATTTACGAGAACGGGCGGCATACCAGCACCCGCGACTATTCCAGCCCGAAGCGGGCCATGAACGCAATCAAAGAAATTATCCGGTGCGCCGGGTATGCCATGTAAGGAGGGACGATCATGAGTGACTTCCGAGAAGAATACGAGAAGAAATACGGCCCCATGCGGGCCGCCAGAAAGGAAATAGCCCCGGCACTTTACGAAACGCTGGTGCAACTTTGCCAGCGCAACTGCTGGATCAAAAAGCATGGCCTCGCTTTTATGGATGATCCCTGTCTGGAATTGGACAGCCCCTATACCTTCTATGAGTATGAGGACATTTCCATGTTGAAGTTATTTTTTGAACATGGGAATTGGAGCATCCGGCAGGGTGTGGTTTACCGGGATTTGTTCTTTTGCAATCAAGTCAACGGCGGCGACGAATGGTGGACGTGCCGGTACGACCATGAGGCCGGGGCGTATTTCCCCTTTGAAAGTGTCAAAATGAAGCCGATCATTCAGAAAGGTGAATTTGAAACCCTGCTGGCGGATATGCTGGCGGCCACGGTGGAGCAATGCAAACATCTGGATTATGCGGGAAGGAGTAAAGCACATGAATGATATATTTACAAGCTGGCTTGCTTCCGGTGATATAGAGCAATGCTGCTTTCAAGAAAAGGGCGATACCTATATTATGATTCGGGTGGAGAAAGCCCCGGATTTTGAATACCTGTTCTGCCAGCAGCAGGACAACGGAAAAGGGGTAACGAGGAACAGCTCTTTTAAGTATGCCGGAATCTATTGCAGGAAGGACGGCCTGCTCTATGACATGCAGTATCCGTTCACCGATGTGGCGGAAAGCCGTGAGGAACTGCGGAGCCGCTCAGAAGAGGCGCTTTGGAGGCAGCTAAGGGCGGATGTTCGGAAAAAGGTGGAGGAAGCTATCGGCAATGACCGGCGCAACCTTACCATTACGAAGATAACGGATTTTGACCTTTTGAGCAAGCTGGACTATGCTCTTAAATATTCTGCCAAGGAACAAGCCCGGAAGCGTTTTCTGGATACGGTAGACTTTGAGCCTCCGGTATTCCAGTGCCATTATGACCCGGATCGCTGGACGGAGGATATGCTGCTTTCCTGCATTTCTGACCCGGAGGGCTATGCGGACAAGGAGGCGGCAGATTATATCGCGGCCAATCAGGATGATATGCTCTTTGATTTCCTCTATCATGACGCTGTTGTGCGGGAGTATGAGGCCATTCTGGCGGATACGGGGAACCCGGTGCATATTGTCAAGAAAATTATGGAGGCCATGCGGACAACCTCGGCAAAAACCGTTATGGTTACGGTTTGCAAAGAAGGCACAGAATTTACCTTCAAAATGGAGGCGGCGGAACTGCGGAGGGATTGTACGTCCAATTATCACGCTTGGAATATCGTCGCGGCAGACCGGAGAAAGTTTGAGGCCATGTTCGGCAGCCATACAGACTTTTATCCGCAGGAAATCATCCGCATTACCTACGCCAGAAATGTCTTGTATGAGGCCGGGAGCTAACCCCGGCAACGAAAACTTAAAAATTATCTTCAAGGGGCTTTCCTTCGGGAAGGTTCCTTTTTTCGTGCCATTTTCGCGGAAAGGAGGCGTTTGCCATTGCGAAAATTAAAGACCTACCAGCCCACCCGGTTCATGGCCGACGGTTCCCATTACAACGAGGAGCTGGCCGAGCTGGCGGTGGCCTTTATCGGCTGCCTGAAACATACCAAGGGTGAGTGGTACGGGCAGAACTTTGAACTGATCGACTGGCAGGAGCAGATCGTCCGCGACCTGTTCGGCATTGTAAAGCCCAACGGATACCGCCAGTTTAATACCGCCTATGTGGAGATTGCCAAGAAGCAGGGAAAATCGGAGCTGGCCGCTGCGGTGGCTCTTCTGCTCACCTGCGGCGACATGGAGTACGGCGGCGAGGTTTACGGGTGTGCCTCTGACCGGCAGCAGGCTTCCATCGTTTTTGACGTGGCCTGCGGCATGGTGGAGCAATGCCCGGCGCTCAAATCCCGCATTAAGCCGGTGCTTTCGCAAAAGCGGCTGATCTACAAACCGCTGGGGAGTTTCTACCAAGTCTTGTCGGCGGAGGCATACACCAAGCATGGCCTCAATGTCCATGCTGTGGTATTCGACGAGCTTCATGCGCAGCCCAACCGGCAGCTCTATGATGTGATGACCCACGGCTCCGGCGACGCCAGAAAGCAGCCCTTGTACTTCCTCATTACGACGGCAGGCAATGATACCAACTCGATCTGCTATGAGGTACACCAAAAGGCGCGGGATATTCTGGACGGGCGCAAGGTTGATCCTACCTTTTACCCGGTGATTTACGGCGCGGAGGAGGCGGACGATTGGACTTCCCACGAGGTATGGGCCAAGGCCAACCCGTCCCTTGGAATTACCGTGGACGTGGAAAAGCTGGAAGCGGCCTGCGAGAGCGCAAAGCAGAACCCGGCGGAAGAAAACCTGTTCCGGCAGCTCCGCCTCTGCCAGTGGGTGAAGCAGGCTGTCCGGTGGATGCCCATGGAAAAGTGGGACAAATGCGCCTTTGCGGTGAACCCGGAGGCCCTCCGGGGCCGGGCCTGCTATGGCGGCCTCGACCTTTCCTCCACCACGGATATTACGGCCTTTGTGCTGGTATTCCCGCCGGATGGGCCGGACGATAAATACACGATTCTGCCATTTTTCTGGATACCGGAGGAGAACATGGAGCTTCGGGTACGCCGGGATCATGTTCCCTATGACGTGTGGGAAAAGCAAGGGTACTTGAAAACCACCGAGGGCAACGTGGTTCATTATGGCTATATTGAATCCTTCATTGAGGAGCTGGGGACGAAGTACAACATTCTGGAAATTGCCTTTGACCGCTGGGGCGCGGCACAGATGGTGCAGAACTTGGAGGGCCTCGGCTTTACGGTGGTTCCCTTCGGGCAGGGCTTCAAAGACATGAGCCCGCCCACAAAGGAGCTGATGCGCCTGACCTTGGATGAACAGATCGCCCATGGCGGCCACCCGGTACTGCGCTGGATGATGGACAACATCCATGTGCGCACCGATCCGGCAGGCAATCTAAAACCGGATAAGGAAAAATCCACAGAGAAAATAGACGGCGCGGTGGCGGCCATCATGGCCCTTGACCGCGCGATCCGGGGCGGCGGCATGACCGGCGCTTCTATTTATGATGAAAGGGGGCTTTTGCTACTATGAGCATTTTTACACGAATGTTCTCCGCGCGGGATAAGCCGGAGGAGGTGCGACGGGCAAAGGATACACTGGGCGGCAGCCGGTTTTCCTTCTTCTTCGGCAGCTCCACCAGCGGCAAGCCGGTGAATGAGCGCACTGCAATGCAAATGACGGCGGTGTATTCCTGCGTCCGTATTCTCTCCGAGGCGGTGGCGGGGCTTCCGCTCCATGTGTACCGCTATGGGGAAAACGGAAGCAAGGAAAAGGCGCTGGATCATCCGCTCTATCTGCTTTTACATGACGAACCCAACCCGGAAATGACCTCGTTCAATTTCCGGGAGACGCTCATGGGCCACCTGCTTTTGTATGGCAACGCCTACGCGCAGATCATCCGAAACGGCAAGGGCGAGGTGATCGGCCTCTATCCCTTAATGCCTTCCAAAATGACGGTTGACCGGGATAGCCGGGGCCAGCTCTATTACCTGTACTCGCGGGGGACGGACGATTCCCCCACCGGGGAGGAAAACGGCCAGATTTATCTGCCGCCGGAGCAGGTGCTGCATATCCCCGGTCTTGGCTATGACGGGATCGAGGGCTATTCGCCCCTCGCCATGGCGAAAAATGCGGTGGGGCTTGCCATTGCCACGGAGGAATATGGGGCGAAGTTTTTCGCCAACGATGCCGCGCCCGGCGGTGTGCTGGAACATCCCGGCGTCCTCAAAAACCCGGATAAGGTGCGGGAAAGCTGGAACAAGCTGTTTCGCGGCAGCGCAAATTCCCACCAGATCGCAGTACTGGAGGAGGGCCTTAAATATCAGCCCATCGGGATTTCCCCGGAGCAGGCGCAATTCCTCGAAACAAGGAAATTCCAGATCAACGAGATTGCCCGTATTTTCCGGGTGCCGCCCCACATGGTCGGGGATTTGGAGAAATCCAGCTTTAGTAACATTGAGCAGCAGTCTTTGGAGTTTGTCAAGTACACCTTGGAGCCGTGGCTCATGCGCTGGGAGCAGAGTATGTCCCGCCGCCTGTTTACCGACAGCGAGAAAAAGGAGTATTTCATCCGCTTCAATGTGGAGGGCCTGCTGCGGGGCGATTATCAGAGCCGCATGAACGGTTATGCGGTGGCCCGGCAAAATGGCTGGATGAGCGCCAACGACATAAGGGAACTGGAAAACCTTGACCGTATCCCGGCAGAGGAAGGCGGCGACTTATATCTGGTAAATGGCTCCATGACGAAGCTCAGGGACGCTGGGGCCTTTGCAAATCAAACAGAAACGGAGGTACAGACAAGTGAATAAATTCTGGAACTGGGTGCGGAACTCGGACGAGAGCCGTACCCTTTACCTGAACGGCACCATTGCTGAGGAGAGCTGGTTTGACGATGATGTAACGCCAGCGGCCTTCAAGGCGGAGCTGCTGTCCGGGGAGGGCGACATTACCGTCTGGATCAATTCGCCGGGCGGCGATTGTGTGGCCGCCTCTCAGATTTACAGTATGCTCATGGATTACAAGGGCGCGGTGACGGTAAAGATCGACGGCATTGCCGCCAGCGCGGCCAGTGTGATTGCCATGGCTGGCACCACCGTCCTTATGGCTCCCACGGCCTTAATGATGGTGCATAACCCGCTGACTGTGGCGATTGGCGATTCCGAGGAAATGAAGAAGGCCATTGCCATGCTGGATGAAGTAAAGGAGTCAATCATCAATGCCTACGAAATCAAAACGGGGCTGTCGAGGGCGAGGCTCTCACACCTCATGGATGCGGAAACATGGTTATCCGCCCACAAAGCAGTGGAGCTTAAATTTGCCGACGGCCTGCTGTTCGCCTCGCAGGAAGATACCCCGCCCGAACCGGAGAGCTTCGCGTTCTCGCGCCGGGCGGTGACAAACAGCCTGCTTTCTAAATTGCCCCATACAACCGAACAAAAACAACCTGCCGGGCCGCTGTATCAGCGGCTTAATTTATTGAAATTTTAAGGAGGATTTGACTATGAACAAGATTTTGGAACTGCGTGAGAAACGTGCAAAGGCGTGGGAGGCTGCCAAGGCTTTCCTCGATTCCAAGCGCGGGGCCAACGGCCTTTTGTCCGCCGAGGATGTGGCGGCCTATGACAAGATGGAGGCCGATGTGGTAAACCTCGGCAAAGAGATCGACCGTCTGGAACGGCAGGCCGCTCTGGACGCGGAGCTTTCTAAGCCGGTCAATACCCCGATCACCGGCAAGCCCGCCGCGCCCACCGGAGAGGAAAAGACGGGCCGCGCCTCTGCGGAATACCGGAAATCCTTCTGGAACGCCATGCGGAGCAAAATGCCCGGCCACGAGATTTTGAACGCCCTGCAGGTGGGTACGGATTCCGAGGGCGGCTACCTTGTGCCGGATGAATTTGAGCATACGCTCATTGAGGCATTGGAGGAGCAGAACATTTTCCGTACTCTGGCCCATGTGATCCAGACCAGCTCCGGCGACCGGAAAATTCCGGTGGTGGCCTCCAAGGGGACGGCCTCTTGGGTGGACGAGGAGGGTGCGATTCCCGAAAGCGACGACGCATTTTCTCAGGTATCCATCGGGGCTTACAAGCTCGGCACCATGATTAAGGTTTCCGAGGAGCTGATTAACGACAGCGTATTTGATCTGGAAGCCTACATTGCCCGTGAGTTTGCCCGCCGGATCGGTAATAAGGAGGAGGAAGCCTTCTTTACCGGCGACGGCACCGGCAAGCCGCTGGGTGTGCTGGCGGCAACCGGCGGCGCGGAAATTGGCGTGACCGCTGCTTCGGCCACGGCCTTTACTGCGGATGAAATCTTTGACCTGTTTTACTCTCTGAAAGCGCCTTACCGGAAAAATGCGGTCTTTGTCATGAACGATGCCTCGGTGAAGGCCCTTAGAAAGCTCAAAGACAGCAACGGCCAGTACCTGTGGCAGCCTTCCCTGACCGCCGCGACCCCGGACACCCTCATGGGCCGCCCGGTCTATACCTCTGCCTTCATGCCCGCGCTGGCGGCAGGCGCAAAGGCCGTCCTGTTTGGCGACCTCTCTTATTACTGGGTAGCTGACCGGCAGGGCCGCTCCTTCCGCCGCCTTGGTGAGCTGTTTGCGCCCACCGGGCAGGTGGGCTTCCTCGCCACCCAGCGGGTGGACGGCAAGCTCATTTTGCCGGAGGCGGTGAAGGTATTGCAGATGAAGGCCGGAACTGGCAGCAACTAAGGAACTGGAACCACGCCGCCCTCCTCCTTTGGGGAAGGCGGCGGTTTCTCTTAAATGCGAGGTGATGGGATGATTGTAACACTGGATGAAGCAAAGGAATACCTGCGGGTGGAGTATGCGGACGAGGATGCCCTGCTGGGCGGCCTGTTGAAAGCAGCCCATCAGATCTGCATGGATGTGGCCCGCATTACGGACGAGGCAGATTTTGGGGCGGATATGGAGCAGGCCAAGGCGGCGGTCATGTATACGGTTGCTTATCTGTACGAACATCGGGAGGAAGCCGACCACCATGAGCTGATGCTGACCTTACGCTCCCTGTTGTTTGGCATTCGGCAGGAGGGGTTCTGATGGATATAGCGGCGCTGAATGTCAAAATTATGTTTCAAAAAAATGAGACGGTTGTGGACAGCATTGGAAACCACAAGGCGGTATGGAGCGACTATTTTTCCTGCCATGCCACAGTAAGCGGCGAAGGCGGCGCAGAGGCCGCTGTGGCCGGACAGATTGTGGAAAATGCAGACATTGCCTTTACCGTCCGTTTCTGTAAGGCGGTCAATGCCGTAACGCCCACCGGATACCGGATTCTGTTCCAAGGGGAGCTTTACAACATCCTCGCCATCGACCATCTTGGCTTTAAGAGGAACGCTCTGAAATTCAAGTGTGAGAAAGTGAGGCGGTAGATATGGCGCGGAAAGTATCTGTGGGCGGTCTGGCCTCCGCCATTATGGAGGAGTTGGAGGAATATGCCGACCTTGCCTCCGATGGCGTCAAGCAGGCCGTAAAAAATGCGGGAACCACTGTCCGCAAGGAAATCCAGCAGACGGCCCCGCGAAAGACCGGGGCCTATGCAAAAAGCTGGGCGGTAAAGAATACGAAGGAAAACGCCCGCGCACTGGAAGTGACGGTCTATTCCCGAAACCGCTACTATCTGGCCCACCTCTTGGAATTTGGGCACGCCAAGCGCGGCGGTGGCCGCGTTTCCGGCAAGGCCCACATTGCCCCGGCAGAGGAAGCCGGGATCAAGCAGCTTGAAGCTGAGATTGAGAGGTGCCTGCATGGATAGACTGCTGGAAATGCTGCGAAAGATGCAGATTCCCTTTGCCTACGATCATTTTGCAGAGGGCGAGGCCCCGCAGCCTCCGTTTCTCTGCTATCTGCTCCCCGGCAGCAACAATTTCTCTGCGGACGGTACGGCCTATTTCAAGGTGAACGAAGTCCGCATAGAGCTGTACACCGACGAAAAGGATCTGTCGGCGGAACAGGCTGTGGAGGCGGTGCTGGATCAGTACGGCCTGTTTTACGATAAAACCGAAACATGGATTGAGAGCGAGAAGCTCTATGAAGTCCTGTACTTTTTTGAATTGGAGGCGTAACGACCATGGGAAATAAAGTCAAATACAACTTAAAAAATGTCCATGCGGCAAAGCTCACGGAAACCGTGACGGACGGCGTATCGACCTTTACTTATGCCAAGCCGCAGGCCATTCCCGGCGCGGTGAGTATCAGTTTGGACGCGGAGGGCGAATCCAGCCCCTTCTATGCGGACGGCATTGTGTACTTCCGCTCCGTAACGAACAACGGATACAGCGGCGATTTGGAGATCGCGCTGATCCCGGAGTGGTTCCGCACAGAAATCCTCCGGGAGCAGTTGGACGCAAAAGGCGTTCTGGTGGAGAACAACGACAATGCAGAGAGCGTGAAGTTTGCCCTGCTCTTTGAGTTTGACGGGGATGTGCGGGCCATCCGCCACGTCCTGTATAATTGCAGCGCCTCCCGTCCGTCCATTGAGTCGGAAACCAAGGAGGATACCATTGAACCGGGTACGGAAACCCTGTCCATTACGGCAGACCCCCGCGCGGACGGGCTGGTAAAGGCCCGCACCGGGGATACCACGGATGCGGCGGCGTATGCAGGCTGGTATAACAACGTCTATATCCCTGCTGAGCAGGAAACCGAGTAAAGGAGGCGGGCGGAAATGATAAAACGGGAAATTGAGGTCTGCGGGAAGCTGGTGCCGTTTCGTTCTTCGGCCACCATCCCGCGCCTGTACCGGGCAAAGTTTAAGCGGGATATTTTCAAAGACCTCTCCAAGCTGGAAAAATCCTATAAGGATAATTCCACGGAGGGCGCGGCCTTCCAGATCGAGGATTTGGAGATATTTGAAAATGTCGCTTACATCATGGCTTTTCATGCGGACAATTCCATTCCCGGCACCATTGAGGAGTGGCTGGATCAGTTTGAAATGTTCTCGATTTATGAGATCATGCCGCAGCTTTTGGAGCTGTGGGGGGATAACGTGATGGCCGAGGTGCAGGCAAAAAAAGGATTGGCAGAAGTGAGCGGGAAATGACCACGCCCCTGTTCCTTCTGCGTTGTGTGGAGCTTGGGATTTCCATTCACGACCTCGACCTGCTCACCATTGGGCTGGTGGTGGATATGTGGACGGAAAAGGCCAACGATGGCGTGAAATATAAGAAAATCGCAACACAAGAGGATTTCGATAAATTTTAACTTGGGGCGCATCCGGTGACGGGTGCGCTCCTTTTATGGCCGGGGAGGTGAGTTTTTGGCAAATCGGATCAAGGGCATTACCGTGGAGATCGGCGGCGATACCACGGGGCTTGACAAGGCACTAAAGGGTGTCAATTCTTCCATCAGTAAAACACAGTCTGCGCTCAATGATGTAAACCGGCTGCTGAAGCTCGACCCGACCAATACGGTCTTGGTGGCGCAGAAGCAGGAGCTTTTGACGCAGGCCATCAGCCAGACAGAGGAAAAGCTCTCCGCATTGGAAGCCGCACAGGAGCAGGTGGCGGCGGCCTTCCAGCGGGGCGATATTGGCGTTGACAAGTATCAGGCGTTTCAGCGGGAAATCGAGGAAACCCGCGGCAAGCTGAACAAATATAAAAGCGACCTGTCCGGCCTGCAAACCGAGCAGGACAGCTTATCCACCAATACGGCCCGGCTGGAAAAGCTGTTTGCCGCGACGGGAACCGAGGTGGACGATTACGCGGACATCCTTGGGAGCCAGTTGGTATCCGCCATTAAAAACGGTACGGCCTCCTCCGACCAGCTCAAAGCGGCGATTGAAAAAATCGGGAAAGCGGCCACCGGAGGGAAAGCGGACGTAAGGCAGCTTACGGATGCGCTGGATACGGTGGACGACGGCGAGGCCCTGCAAAATCTCATTGAGGAATTGAACCGGGCCGGGGATGCCGCCGAGGATACGGCAGAGGACATTTCCGATATTGCGGAGGCAACCAAGGGCGCGGCCATCATCGAGGCCGTCGACCAGCTCTCCGCTGTCGGGGACAAGATACAGGATATTGGAGAAAAAGCATATACGGCCTTTTCCGATACGGAAAGCGCCGTAACCAAGGTCAACGCTTACTTTGGCGAAACCGGGAAGGCGGCGGAGCAGTCTGCAAAGGTCATTCAATCTGTATACGAAGCTGGCGTTGGCGAGAGCATGGACAGCGTGGCCGACGCGGTTCTCATGGTAAAGAAAAACCTCGGTGATTTGAGCGATACGGATTTGACGAACCTCACCCAGCAGGCCATCACCTTGGAGGAGCTTTACGGCATCGACATGAATGAAACCCTCCGGGGTGTCAATTCCCTCATGCAGCAGTACGGCCTGACGGCGCAGGAGGCCATGGACTACATCGTCAAGGGGACGCAGAACGGCCTTGATAAAACCAATGAGCTGGGGGATAACCTCAGCGAATACGCGGGCAAGTTTGCGCAGGCCGGTTACTCTGCCTCAGAGTATTTCCAGCTCCTCGATAACGGCTTGAAGAATGGCGCTTACAATCTGGATAAGGTCAACGATGCCATTAACGAAGTCACCACCCGCTTGGTGGACGGCACCATTGGCGATTCCATCGGCTCCTTCTCCACCAAAACGCAGGAACTGTTCACCTCATGGCAGAACGGCGGCGCAACGCAGAAGGAAGTCATTGATTCCATTGTGGCGGACATTGGAAACTGCACCAACCAGCAGGAGGCGTTAAACCTCGCGGCGCTGGCCTTCGGAACCATGGCCGAGGACGGGAACCTGAAATTCATTACGTCCCTGACCTCCGTGGGCAGTATCTATGACAGCGTCAAAGGCTCCGCGCAGGGGATGTTTGACGCGACCACAACGCCCATGCAGGAAATGGAGGCCAACACAAGAAAATTGCAGCAGGCGCTGGTTCCCCTTGGGGAGAAGCTGGCGGAGCTGGCAAACGCGATCCTGCCGCCCTTGGTGGCGGTGGTTTCGGCCATCAGCGGCTGGTTTGAAAAGCTGCCCGGCCCGGTACAGAATTTTGTCCTTATCTTGGGGGCGCTTCTTGTGGCCTTCACTACGCTTACGCCGGTCATCGCGGCCATGTCGGTGGCGGTTGGGGCGCTGAATATCTCCCTGCTCCCGATCATTGGCATTATTGCCGCCGTGGCCGCCGCCATTGCCGGGATCATCGCCATTGTGCAGAACTGGGGCGCAATTACGGAGTGGTTCGGGAACCTGTGGGCAACGGTCTGCAACGGGATCGGCCAGATGGTCGAATCGTTGAAGCGATGGTTTTCCGGCCTGTGGACGCACCTGCAAGGAGTGTGGGACGGGATCTGCAACGTGGTGCAGACGGCGGTTATGCTGCTGGGCTCCATTTTGCAGGCGGCCTTTGACATTATCACCCTGCCCTTCCGCCTGACCTGGGAGAACTGCAAGGAAGCGGTGACGGCGGCATGGAACAGCATCAAATCGGTGGTATCTTCCGCCATCAACGCGGTTTCCGGTGTGATTTCTTCCGTTATGAATACCATACGGACGGTGATGTCTACGGTCTGGACGGCCATCAGCACCACCGTATCGAACGCAGTCAATGGCATCAAAAATGTGGTGACTACGGTATTCAATGCCATTAAGTCGGTGGCCTCCTCGATATGGAACAGCATTAAATCGGTGATCGGCTCCGTGGTGGATGGAATCAAAAGTAAGGTTTCTTCCGTATTCAATGGGCTGAAAAGTACGGTAAGCTCCATCTTCAACGGGATCAAATCGGTGGCAACCTCTGTCTGGAACGGGGTTAAGAGCGCCATCACCACGCCGGTGGAAGCGGCGAAAAATACGGTCAAGGGGGCGCTGGATAAAATCAGCAGCTTCTTTTCCGGCTGTAAGCTGCAGCTCCCGCATATCAAGCTGCCGCACTTTAAGATTTCCGGCAGCCTGTCCATTTCTCCGCCCAGCGTCCCGCACCTGTCCATTGACTGGTACAAGGAGGGCGGCATCATGGCCCGGCCTACGGTCTTTGGCATGAACGGCAGCTCTTTAATGGCAGGCGGCGAGGCCGGACAGGAAGCCATTCTGCCGCTGGCCGGATTTTATAAAAATCTGGAAGCCATTCTGTCGGATCGTCTGGATATGTCCGGCATGGAGAAGTATCTGGCGGTCATTGCCGCCAACAGCAGCAAGGGCATTTATCTGGAAGACGGCACCTTGGTGGGCCATCTGCTCCCGGCCATTGACGGCGGGCTTGGAAAAACACAAAAACTGCAAAGGAGGCTGAGTCTATGAGGCCAGATGTAACCATTGGCGGCGTATCCATGGCCAGCCTCGGCTGGCTGCGGGAAAGCGTCAATTTCCCCACGCCCCAGTCACAGACGGATACCCTTGTGGTTCCGGGGCGCAATTCTCCCATCCGGTACACGCAGGCGCTGGGCCGCGTATCCTACCAGCCCCGGAACTTTGAAATCCTGCTGTCCATGCTGGGGAGCCGGGCCGCTTTCAACGAAAAGGTAAGCGAGGCGGCCAACCGGTTCGCCGGGCAGCTCGTCCCGGTGATATGCAGCGAGGAGCCGGGGCTTTATGCCCTCGGCACGTTGGAACTAGCTCCGACGTATGAGCCGCTGACGGGCAAAGGGCAGCTTACCCTATCCTGCTCGGATGGGGATGCTTACCGTTACCATGTGCAGGAAACGGTGGTAACGGTCACAGGTGGCGGCACCGTCATTCTGGACAACGACTATATGCCCGTTGTGCCTGTGGTGACTGTGACCGCAGAAACGGCACTAAGCTGGCAGGTTGGCGGGGATGCTTTTCAGAAATCGGTAAGCGCTGGCACTTGGGAATTTCCCGAGCTGGAATTGCAGGCCGGGAGGAATACCCTGTCGGTGGCGGGAACCGGGACAGTGACATTCCGATACCGGGAGGGCCGCCTATGAGATTGTTCCGTATCTATGTGGACGGCGCATTGTTTTACCATCCCCATTTATCCAAGCTGGCGGTGACGAAAGCAGAGGTCAAGGAAGATGCGGAGAATATTGACAGCCTGACGCTTTCCGCGCCATACAACCACCCGTATCTTGCCGCGATCCGGCCCATGGCCTCGGCGATTGTCTGCAAGAAAGGCAATCAGACGGTATTCGAGGGCCGGGCCTTGGATGATGGCAGCGATTTCTATAACACCCATACTTGGACGTGCGAATCGGCGCTGGCATATTTGAAGGATACCATTCAGCCGCCCTATGACTACAAGGGCAGCCTGCGGGGCCTGCTGGAATACTTTGTGGCGGAGCATAACAAGGCGGTGGAGGAGCAAAAGCAGTTTTCCGTCGGCATGGTCACGGTGACGGATGAAAATGATTATATCGCGTATAGCTGCTCGGATTTCTCCGTCACCATGGACGCGATCCGGGAAAAGCTCATAGACACCCACGGCGGGTATCTGCGCCTCCGGTACACCGAAACGGGAAAGGTATTAGACTACCTTTCGGATTTCAGCGAGGCCTCCTTCCAGCGGGTGGAGTTTGGGAAAAACCTCACGGACGTAACCATCAACCGGGATCACACCCAGCGGGTAACGGCCCTCATTCCTTTCGGGGCCAAGATTACGGAAACGGACGCGGAGGGAAATGAAACCGAAACCGGCGGGCGCGTCACCATTGAAGCCGTCAACGATGGGAAGAACTATGTGTATGACGAAAAGGCGGTGGAGGAAATCGGCTGGATATGGGCCACGGAGGTTTGGGAGGATGTGACCCTCGCCTCCAACCTCCTGCGCAAAGCGACGGCCCGGCTGGCGGAGCTGTCCCAAGGGATTACCAGTATTGAGCTGACGATTGTGGATGAATCCGACACCGGGGCGGATGTGGGGGACATCCATGCGCGGCAGTATGTGTATTGTTCCTCGCCGCCCCATGGCATTGACGGGCGGTATCTGTGTATCAGCAAGACCAAGGATTACTTAAACCCTGCGGGAAATACCATCACCGTCGGGGCCAGCGGCGTGACGCTGACCTCCCTATCCGCGAAACAGAACAACAGCCTCAGTACGCTGGAACAGGACATTCTCGGCCAGACCAGCAAAATCGAGGATATTTCCGGCAAGGTGGACGAGATCAGCGGGGCGAAAATGTACCGGATCGAACTGCTGGTGGAAGGCGCCAGCATTTTCCGGGACAAGGGCCAGCAAAGTATCCTGCGCTGTAAGGTGTATTCATGGGACAAAGACATTACGGACACGCTGGAACCCGCCGTATTTTTCTGGCACCGGAAATCCGGCAATGCGGAAGCAGATGCAGACTGGGACGGCCTGCACCAAGGAATGAAAACCGTTACCGTATCAACCGAGGACGTACTGGACAATGCGTCCTTTTATTGTGAAGTTATCTTTTAAGTTTTGAAGGAGGAAACGCTATGCCTACCATTTTAACATCCAGCCAGCAGACCTTTGTGGACATTACCGACCAAAGGAAGCTGTCGGCCTACATTACGTCCAACCTGCCGAAGACGCAGAGCGAAGACCCCAACGCCCTGCCCCACGCCTATGCGCCGAGCTGGGCCACCTCCCATCTGGTGCTGACCCCGGTGATTTTCTTGGATCAGAGTAACGTGGCCTTGGACGCTTCCGGGCTGACGATCTCATGGAAGCGCAAGGACGGCACCGGCGCGGAAACGGCCCTGTCCGCCGGGGAGGCGGTATCCGGCGGCATTTTGACCGTAAGCCAGAACAAGCTGGCCGACTCGGCCTCCGGTATGATTACTTATATCTGCTATATCAGCTATTACGATTCGGAAACCAAGAACACCGTCAATATCTCCTCGGACATTACCTATACGCTGGTAAAGAACGCGGAAAATGCCCGGCTTGCCTATGTGACGGCGGACACCTATGTATTTAAGTACAATACCAGCTCCGCGCTGGTGGGTGCGGCGCAGGCCACCCTTTCCGCGCAGGTGCAGGGTGTTTCGGTAAGCAAGTGGCAGTATCTGAACAGCTCCGGCGTATGGACGGATTATCCGACCACTTCGGATAACACCAGCATCACCGGCGGCACCTTGGTGGTAAAGCCTGCCCATGCGGTCTTTTTCAATAACGTGGCGCAGATCCGGCTGGTAACGGATGACCCGGATGTATTTGACACCGTAAGCATTACCAAGATGTATGACGGCGAAAAGGGCGAAGCGGGCCAGTCCGGCTCCGGCGGCCTGTCGGTGATCCTTGGGAACGAGGCGCAGAACATTGCCTGCACCAGCGGCGGCCTCGTCCAGTCTGCGGTGGAGGTGACGATCCCCTTCACCGGGTATGTGGGGATTACGCAGACCGCCTGCACCTGCGAGGTGGGTGCGCTGCCTTCGGGTGTGACAGTAAAATCCAATACTGCCGCCACCGCCTCGGCCTCCGGCGCGGTAGTGCTGGCCTTTGCCTCCGGCGCGACCCTTGGAGGCGCTTCGGTGCTGACGGGAACCATTGACCTCACCTTTACGGTATCCGGGAAAACGGTGTTGAAGAAATTCGGCTGGACAAAATCCATCCGGGGCAGCGAGGGCGCAAGCGCGGTGGTCTTTTCCATTTATGCGCCGGAGGGAACGGTAGTCCTAAACCAGTCCGGCTCCCTGACCTTGGCGACCTCGGCATACAGCGGCGCGACGGCCATTACCACAGGGGCCACCTATCAATGGGCCAAGTACACGGCGGGCAAATGGGAAGACATCAGCGGGGCGACTTCCTCGACGCTGACGGTATCCGGGGCGGACATTGTGAATATCCAGTCTTACCGCTGCACCATGAGCTACGGCGGGAAATCCTATGTGGATGTGATTACCGTGGAGGACAAATCCGACCCGTATGTATCGGAAATGCTCTCCATTGGCGGGTTTACCGTAAAAAACAACTTGGGCGGCCTTGTGCCCTATGTCATTGTCCGCACCAACCAAAAGGAAGTTGACCCGCTCCTCGGAACCATCAGCGAAACGGCCCCGTCCAGCCTGGCAAACGGGACGTTTTGGTACAAGGTAGACCATGCGGCCAAGGCCGTTACCTTAATGAAGTACAACGGCACCGATTGGGCCGCCGCAACGGAAACGCAGAGCCTGACCTATACATGGTATAAGCAGGACAAGGACGGGAAGGCCGTCGCTTTTGATAAGACCGGCAAGGTGATCTATCTGTCGGCGGAGGATATTGACAGCATCGCCACCCTGCAATGTGACGTTTCCAACGGTTAGGGGGTGGCGCAATGGCCCTACTGACCTCCTGCCAGAATACCTTTCAGAATGTGCAGGGCTATGAGGACGCGGTGGAGGATTTGGAGGCATTGAAGGTCAATGTGCGGGAGTGCTATTCCGAGATCACAAAGACCTCGGAGCAAATCCAAAGCTCCGTCCGGGAAACGTATTTGTCCAAATCCGAGCTGGAAACCATTCAGCAGGATTTTCAGGCCAGCATTACACAGAACAGCAGTGAAATCCGCATGGATTTTACGGCGATCACAAACGAGATCATCAACAATGTATCGGCCAATCAGACGCTCTTGGAGGAGTATATCCGCTTCAAAGGGGCACTCATTGAGCTTGGCAAGGTGGGAAATGCGTTCACAGCAGAGCTTTCCAACGAGGAGCTGGCCTTCAAGGAGAACGGCCAGCGCATTGCCTACATTTCCAATCAGATACTGGTGATTACCAACGCGGAAATCCGAAACAAGCTGTCCCTCGGCAATGAAAGCCGGGGCTGGTTTGATTTTATCCCGCGTGAAACCGGGAACCTGTCCATCAAGTGGCGCGGCCCGGTAAGCTAAACGGAAGGAGGGAGAACCCATGGCATCCAGCGGCAGCTTTTCCGGCTCGATCCACAGCGGCCATTATGTGCTGCGGGTGGACTGGACGCAGGCCAAGAATGTGTCTGCAAATACGAGTACCATCACAGCAAATGTATATCTGGTGAATGATTGGAGCCTGAGCATCAGCGGGCGATCCGACAATTCCATTACCATTGACGGGACGGCGCAGACCTTTTCCTCGCCTTCCATTGGAAGCACCGGCACCCACCTTTTGGGTACGGTGTCGCAGACGGTAAGCCATGCCAGCGATGGAAGTAAGTCGCTGACGATTTCCGCTGTGTTCAATATCCGGGCCACACTCAGCGGCACTTACTATGGTTCCATTACGGCCAGCGCCACCATTACGCTGGATTCTATCCCGAGGGCCTCCTCGGTATCTGCCGCCAACGCCACCATGGGATCGGCCACCAGTATTTCCATCAGCCGTGCATCTTCCGCCTTTACCCATACGCTGACATACACCTTCGGAAGCGCCACGGGTACGATTGTCACAAAGACCACCGCCACTTCTGTATCATGGACGCCGCCAGTATCGCTGGCAAGCCAGATCCCCAAGGCGGTAACGGGAACCTGCACGATCACCTGTACCACCTATAACGGCAGCACGAATATCGGCTCCAAGACCTGCACCCTGACGCTGACGGTTCCGGCCTCGGTAAAGCCTACCATTACCAGCCTGACGGCGGCGCGGGTGGATGGGGATGTGCCAAGTAGCTGGGGGATTTATGTGCAGACAAAATCCAAGGCGACCCTTACCATCAACGGGGCCAGCGGCAGCTATGGCTCTACCATTACGGCGTACTCCATTTCTGGCGGCGGTTATACCAGTACGGCATCCAGTTTCACCACCGGATTCTTGAACAGCTCCGGCACCATTACCTTCACAGCGACGGTGACGGATTCCAGAGGGCGCACCTCTGCGGCGGCCACGGTGAGTATTACCGTACAGGCTTACGCCCCGCCGTCCTTCCAGAGCTATCTGTCCCAGCGGTGTTTAAGCAGCGGGACAATCAACGAGGACGGCACCTATATCCGGGGCCTGCTGACCTTCCAGTTTTCCTCCTGCGGCGGGAAGAATACGGTGTCCGGCTCGATCAAGTATAAGCGGACGACCGTTTCCACATGGACGGCGGTAAGCGCGGCCTTTACCTCCGGCGCGGCGGTAGTGTTTGGCAGCGGTGGGATTTCCACCGAGTATTCCTACGACGTACAGTACACCCTGACGGATGCGTTTTCTTCCGTTTCCATTCAGGACATTATCTCCACCGCCGCTGTGGTGATGGATTTCAAGCAGGGCGGAAAAGGTGTGGCGGTGGGTAAGGTGGCGGAAAAGGACAACTGCTTTGAGGTATCCGAGGATTGGGATGTGCGGGTATATGGGAAGCTGCTGAAAGATTACATTGAGTCTTTCAGTAAGGCCATCTATCCGGTGGGCAGTATCTATATGAGCGTCAACGCCACCAACCCGTCCACCTACTTTGGCGGCACTTGGGTGGCATGGGGCGCGGGCCGGGTGCCGGTGGGGATCAATGCCTCCGACAGTAATTTCAATACGGTGGAAAAGACGGGCGGCGCGGCAACGGTAACGCTGTCTGCCAGCCAGATCCCCAGCCACACCCACGCGAAAGGTACGCTGGCGACGGCCAGTGCCGGGGCGCATACCCATAACCTGCAAAACCAAAAAGCGCCATGGGGAACCAGCGCCAGCAACCGCGTCCTTGTGGATGCGACCTCCGGCTATACGGAGGTGACGAACAAGGCGACCACCAGCGCCGGGGCGCACACCCATACCGTCTCAGGCTCCACGGCGGCCACAGGCGGCGGGGGCTCCCACAATAACCTGCAGCCGTATATTGTCTGCTATATGTGGAAGCGGACGGCATAAGGAAAAATTCAGCCGAAGGGCTGTTTTTTTATACCCATTTTTAAGAAAGCGAGGATTGAAGCATGAAGAATTTCTGGAACATGGCACAACTGGCGTTTGCCGCGATTGGCGGAGGGCTGGGCTGGTTCTTCGGTGAGATGGACGGCTTTTTCTATGCCCTCATTGCCTTTGTGGTGATCGACTACCTGACTGGCGTGATGTGCGCCATTCTCGACAAAACCCTTTCCAGCAACGTGGGCTTTCGCGGGATTTTCCGCAAGGTGCTGATCTTCGTCATGGTCGGGATCGGCCATGTGATCGACACCCAGCTCATCGGCAGCGGCGACGCGCTGCGCACGGCGGTGATCTTCTTCTACATCTCCAACGAAGGCGTGAGCCTTCTGGAAAATGCGGCCCATGTGGGCCTGCCGGTGCCGGAGAAGTTGAAGGACGTGCTGGCGCAGCTCCATGACCGCACAGAAAATAAGGAGGACAACGAGGAATGAAACTGAAAGAATCCATTTTAACGAAGAACCCCTGCTATACCGCAGGGCGGAAAATCACAGTCAAGGGCCTTATGCTGCACTCAGTCGGGTGCAGCCAGCCCAAGGCCTCTGTATTTATCAATAGCTGGAACAAGGCCAGCTATAATAACGCCTGCGTCCATGCCTTTATTGACGGCAACGACGCGACCATTTATCAGACGCTCCCGTGGAACCACCGGGGCTGGCATTGCGGCTCCGGCAGTAAGGGAAGCGGTAATAATACCCATATCGGCGTGGAAATGTGCGAGCCTGCGTGTATCAAGTATACCGGAGGCTCGTCTTTTACCTGCTCCGACCTTGCGACGGCCCGCGCGGTGGCAAAGCGCACCTATGAGGCGGCGGTGGAGCTGTTTGCCTATCTCTGCAAAAAGTACGGTCTGAACCCTACGGCGGACGGCGTGATTATCAGCCACAAGGAGGGCCACAGCCGGGGGATCGCCTCCAACCATGGCGACCCGGAGCATTTATGGAAGGGCCTCGGCATGAGCTACACCATGAATACCTTCCGGCAGGCGGTAAAGGCGGCCATGGCAGGCTCCGGCACGTCTGTGGAAACGGACGGGTACACAAAAATCATGGGGACGGCTGCGGCAACGGCGGCGCAGATGGAGAGCTATCTCAAAAAGGCCAACCCCTCCGTGGCGCAGTCTGTCATTGATATGATCCCGCTGTATCTTTCCGAGGGGAAGGCCGAGGGTGTCCGTGGCGACATTGCCTTTGCGCAGTCCTGTCTGGAAACCGGGAACTTCGGCTTTTCCGGCTCCGCCGTGACGCTGGATCAGAACAATTTCTGCGGGATGGGTGTCACCAGCAACGGCATGAAGGGAAATTCCTTTGCTACGCCCCAGCTTGGTATCCGGGCGCAAATCCAGCACTTAAAAGCATACGCCTCTACGGCGGCACTGGTGAACGCCTGCATTGACCCGCGTTTTCAGTATGTAACGCGCGGGGCTGCGCCGTATGTGGAGTGGCTTGGCAGCAAGGAAAATCCGAAAGGTGTGGGCTGGGCCACCGGGGCCGGATAT